ATCCCGCAGCCACGACCATTCACCAGATCGGGGATTTCGCCCCCCTCACGGACATCACCGTCAAGAAGAACGGGGCAATGTATGTCAACCGCACGACAAACTCAACCGGCTGGATGAACTTCACCTACACCGATGGATATTCCGACGTGATGTTCGAGGCGGAGGCCGACACGGTCCTGCTCGCGCAGTTCACCCCGGCCGGCATCTGGACTGGCTGGTTACCCGCCTGCGTAGCGTTCACGGATACCAGTACCGGCAGCCCGACCGCGTGGACTTGGTCCTTCGGTGACGGCACGACCAGCACCGCGCAGAACCCCGGGCTGCACTGCTATTACCTGCCCGGGGTTTACCCGGCGGTCCTCAATGCCAGCACCAGCACGGCATCCAGCCGGAACATGTCGTGGGGCGTGGTGCTCTGACGGATGCTGCCGTTGTCACCCCGACGCTCTGCGGCCCTACCCTTGCCGATATGCGGGGACCACGCAGGTATCGCCGCCTCCGGGACAGCGCTGACAACCTCCTGGATCAGGTCATCGAGCGGTTGGAGAGCATCATGATCATCCGGGCCGAGATGGCGGAGCTGGAGCCGGCATACCTGCGCGGGTTGGTGGACCGGCCCGGGAAGGGCGAGCTGAAGAAAGGGGACTGGATCTGAAAATGGCCGCAAAAAAGATCGTAACCACGTCCGGAAAGAAAGGTCCAAAGTGCACGGTATGTGCGCACCCGAAGCTAAAAGAGATCAACAAAGCGCTCGTCGGGCCAAATCCCAACTTTAGCGCAATTGCGCGGATTTTCGGGTTACATCGCGATAATGTGCGCAGGCACTTGGAAAAAGGGCACATCGAAGAAAAGATCCAGAAGTCGGCTGCTGCGCAGGAAGCACTTGAAGCGGACGATCTGTTAGGGGAAATCTTCGAAATTAAAAAGATCACCCGGTATCTCATCAATCAATCAATCCGGAAAACCATCAAGGTTGAAAAAGGCGGGGAACTTGTGGAGATCCCAAACCCCGATTATAACCCGCGCCTTGCGGTCCCGTTACTGGCCCGCCGCGAAAGCCAGATCGAACTGCAAGGTAAGATCATGGGACCGCTGAAAGAAAAGCCCGGGGAGGTGGACCTGCTTGGCACCCGCGAGTTGCTCATTGGCCGACTCATTAGCATCGCTTCCAGAAGACCAAAGAAAAGCGATCCTTGAAGAGTTCACGCCATCGCAGATAAACGAACTCTTCTATGATTGGAAGTTCTGGGCCCGGCCGGATCAGTTGCCACCTTCCGGCGCGTGGCGAGTATGGCTGATCCTGGCCGGCCGGGGATGGGGCAAGACCCGGACCGGTGCAGAGTTCGTGATCGACCAGATCCGGACGGGGAAATCCAAGCATCCGATCCTGATCGGCCCGACAGCGGCGGATGTGCGGGACGTGATGGTCGGAGGTGAAAGCGGCATCCTGTCCTGTTCATCCCCGGATTTCCGGCCGATCTACGAATCGTCGAAACGCCGGGTAACATGGCCCAACGGCATATCGGCGCTGCTATTTTCCGCCGAAGAACCCGACCGCCTCCGGGGCCCGCAGTCCGACCTCATCTGGGCCGACGAACCCGCGTCATGGAAATACCCGGAAACCTGGGACATGGCAATGTTCGGCCTCCGGCTCGGCAGCGACCCACGGGTGGTTGCGACTACGACCCCCCGCCCGACCGCCATGATACGCGGGCTGGTCAAAGACCCGCTCACGGCCGTCACCCGGGGCAGCACCTACGATAACCAAGAGAACCTTGCCCCCGCCTTCATTGAGAAGATCATCCGGAAGTACGAAGGCACCCGGCTGGGAAGGCAGGAACTCAACGCGGAGATCCTGGACGACAACCCCGGGGCGCTCTGGCAGCGGGACGTGATTGAGCACCTGCGGGTGATGGCAGGCGAAGTCCCGCCACTTATCCGGATCGTGGTTGGCGTGGACCCGGCAGTATCCAGCGGGGAAGAAGCGGATGAGACCGGTATTGTCGTGGATGGCATGGCCGCGAACGGGCACTGCTACGTATTGGCGGACGTGTCGATCCGGGGCTCACCCCATCAGTGGGCGCTCGCGGCCGTGCGGGCGTATCACCAGTACCGGGCCGACCGGATGATCGGCGAGGTGAACAACGGCGGGGATCTGGTTGAGGTCAATATCAGGACCGTGGACCCCACTGTCGCTTACAAGGCCGTCCACGCCACCCGGGGCAAGCTCATCCGGGCAGAACCCGTTGCTGCGCTCTACGAGCAGGGCCGGGTCCACCACGTTGGCACGTTCCCGCAGCTTGAGGATCAGATGGTCGAATGGGTACCGGGCGACAAATCACCGGACCGCATGGACGCACACGTCTGGGCAATGACGGAATTGATGGCAATCCCCGACGCCCGGCAGCAGCTTTACGTTATTCACGACGATACTGAAATTTAAGGAGTTTCAAAAAAAATGGCAAGACCAGCAAAAACACCGGAAAAAAAGACCGAATCACAGAAGACCGAAGTTCCCCTCATCTATACCGGAGCAGTCCCGGAAACAACGGTCGAGCCGGAACGGCAGATCCCGACCACGATGAAGATCAAGCCCGAAACCAAAGGCCGGCTTGAAAACCTGAAGGAAGTTTTCAAGTTGTCCGATCTTGATGCAGTGGTGAACCAGCTAATCGATACCCTGCCGAAACGGCTGAGTACCGAACAGGAGGTTCACTTGGTCATGCCGGTATCGAAATACCGGTGGCTGATGGCGCACCAGGATACCTGTGATTGCCGGGCCTGCCTGAACGATGCGAAGGTGTGATCGATGCCTGCTGATTTCCGCGAGACGCTCATCGGTTGTGCTGCCCGAACCTGCCGGTTCAACGCCCCGACCGGCATAGAACCCACCTGCTGCCTGAAACTGATCGCAATCGACGAAACGGGGCGATGTCGTAACGCAGAAGGGCGGCCCGTGCCACAGCACCCCCCGCAACAGCCACCAAAGGCAGCAGGGCATTTTGAAGGCGGGGTGTGGGTACCGTGAGCGATAATCCCCAATCCGGGCCGAAACCGGCAATCCCTGACGAGCTCGTGAAGATGAATGAGCGCCTGATCGCGCAGGTCAACAACCTATCCCTGGAAATTGAGCAACGGATGGATGGCGGAAGTGGCCAGCTATCGGAATCAATGAGCGATCTTGACTGGGCGAACCGTATCGACCGTGATTTCCTCTGGATCCGCACGTCCGGCGCGAACGCCCCGCAGTTCCGGTACATGACAAAGGAAACCATCGACACGTACTCCGATCTCGCCAATTTCATGTACGTCTACAACCCGCTCATCAACCGGGTGGTCACCGTCAAAACACAGTTCACGTTTGCCCTGGATTACTCCATCACCGCGAAAGACCCTGAAAGCGATATCGGGGCCGCCATCGATATGATCAAAAACGACAAGCTGAACCGGCAGGCATTTTTCACGCACAAGGCGATCACCGAGATAGACGCGGAGTTGATCCGAACGGGCAATGTCTTTATCGCCGTCTGGAAGGACGAAACCCCCGTGCAGATCCGGGCTTGGTCGAACTACGAAATCCGGAATATCATCACCCGGGAAAATGATGCCAACCACCCGCTGTACTATCTCCGTTCATGGTTGGACGATGAGGGGATCCAGCATACCAAGGCGTACCCTTCGATGTTCGCGGAAAAAGCCGGGTCTGCCAGCCGGACCAAGATCAAATACCTCGGGACCGAGTATGAGATCGACCAGTCAATTGTGGTATACCACGTCTGTGGGAAAAAACCCCTGAAAGCGAAGTTCGCCCTGACCGAGCTGGTAGCCGCATGCCGCTGGGCCAAACCGCATGAAAAATTCATCGAGGATTTCCACGCGATCGCGTCCGCGTACCGGAAGTACTCGCATATGATGACCACCAAGGGCACCGCAACGCAGGCGTCAAATATCGCGGGGCAGTTCAAGGGCGATACCAACTACATGGGAACACCGTTGCAGAGCAATCCGGTGGGGTCCATGATCGTGGCGCAGGAAGGCAACGAACTGCGGACTATCAGCGCCGGTAGCGGCAATATCATCGGGATCGAAGGGGCCCGGGCATCCCTGATGCAGATATGCGCCGCAACGGGCGTTCCGGAAACCTACCTCACGATGGACCCCAGCACCGGCAACCTCGCCACTGCCAAGGAAATCAGCCCGGTCTTCATCACCATGATCCAGGAACGGCAGACCGGCTGGAGAGATGCCCTGACCGATATCTTCGGGTTCATCCTCGACAATGAGGATTTCGAAGTATCTTTCCCGCCGATCCGTGATAACCTTGTCGCATACGTCGCTAACGTCAACGCATTCGCCCGCACCAATACCGGTGGGTGGTCCGGCGCTGTCCGTGGCAAAGATTATGTCAAGGCCGCGCATGAAGCACTTGAGTGGAAATTACCCCCGGAAGAGGAAATCGACGCGATGGGTGCGGCACTGGAATCCGGCGCTGAACCGGTAGAACCCGATACGCAGGGCATGACCGATCTGGCGCAGGCAGCACACGGGCTCGATGCCACGGCAAAGGAGTTGGAAGAGGCGGTCCGGAAAGTGTTGGAGGCCAACGACGATGGGAAATGGGTAACGATCAACGGCGCGCGCGTCCTTCTGAAAGACGGAGAGAGTACTGCCGATGCGTTCAAGCGGACGACCGGGAAGGATCTGAATGACGGCGGATCATCCGGGGGATCCGGAGGCAGAGGATCGGGTGATGGGGGCGGGAGCTCATCAAAAGGATCGTCGACATCCTCGGACTCAAAGGAAAGCGATACCCAACTCGTAAAGGCTCTCCAAAAGTCCTCAAATAAGGCATTGGGGGACAAGATAGCGGCAGAACAAGAGGGGAATTTAGGCGATCATCTCGCCTACGGTAAAACGCTCGCAGACGATGCTGCAATCAATGATTATACTGCTGTCGGATATGGCGGGATGAACGCATACCTCCGTGGAGATATAACCGAAGACAAAGCGAAGAATTTGCAGTTTCCTGTAAAATTCAAGGACGTTGAAAAGATCGATGCTGCGATAGCAGGAGCTCCAGCATTACCAGAGGGCACTGTCCTTTATCGAGGTGTAGGGGAGCGAGGCGTCGCATCATTAATGAACATGAAACCCGGGGATTCCTGTAACGACAAAGCGTTCCAGTCGTTCTCTACGAGCCCGAACCAGGCCAACCAATTTACCACCCGGGCAAGCATCGAGGGAGAGAAAGGATCTCATAAGGTGCTGATCCGGGCCATCACATCCGGAAAAGAAAAAGGATTGGTCATTGGTGGAGGAGAGCACGAGGTTATTATGCCTCGTGGATCGGGATGGAAAGTTGTGAGCAACAATGCGGTAACCTCAGGCGCAAATGCCGGACGGGTAACGACGCATGTAATTACGGTGGTGCCAGTATGACCAAAGAAAGCAGATTTAACGGGGAATACAAGAAAACCGGATCGGAAAAAGTCACCGATGCCGACAACGTGCTCGTGAAAAAAGCCGACGAAAAACTGAAGAAATCCATCCCCTCGGATGACGAAGAAGAGCCCGAAGAATGACCCTCTCCGAAGCAGCCGATACCCTCTACCGCAAGAGCTACGGCGCGATCTCGATCCGGAAGAAGGCCGCGATTGCCAAGAAGCACCGGCCGGCCCTGACCAAGTTCTTCCGGAAGCAGCGGGATCTCGTGCTCGACAAGTTGGCCGATCAGAAGTACCTGTTCAGCGAGTCGTACCGGGCGCTGGCAGAAGGGCCGGTGGATTTCACCCTGCAAAACTGGGATCGGATCTGGGATACCGTCGATGAGGCAACCCGGCAGGAACTCCAGGATCTCATCATCAAGATTGAGGCAGAGGGCCTGCCATCCGGTGCCGACACGATCCGGAAGGTCATCAACCCGGCCGGCCAGTTCTGGGACCTGGGCAACCCCCGGGCCGTGTCGTGGATGATGCAGCACGGAGGATCGATCAAGTATATCAAGGATATCCAAGACACGACTGCAAACAGCCTGAAAAACGTGATGGGGACCGCGCTTGACGAGGGCTGGTCCTACCAGACGACCGCCCGCGAGATCCAGAAACTCTACGACGGACCGATCAGCCGGGAACGAGCGCAGGTAATCGCGGTCCATGAATCTGCGCAGGCGTACGAAGCGGGAAACCGCACGTTTGTGGACGGGCTTGCTGATGAAGGCATCGAGATGGAGAAACTTTACCAGACCTCGGAAGATGACAAGGTATCGGACCTATGCCGGCAAAATCAGGCGAATGACGAATCTGGTGTTGGATCAAAATGGATTCCTCTCGACCAACCGCACTTTAGCGGGGTGCAATCCCCCCCCGGGCATATCCGGTGCCGGTGCTACGAGGTATACCGTGCGGTATCGGTTGGGAGAAAATCATGAAAAAAGAAGTGATTAAATGAAATTACCTGGCTGAGTACGTTTGTCTCCAGCGGTATATTGAGGGCATCAGGATCCCGAGTGGCCGGTGCAATCCCTGTTGCGTGGACCCTATCGTGGGTGATATGATGGACCACGTTTGGGGCCGTGGACCTTGACCCGTTTCCCGTCGGGTATACCGCACCAATCCTTTTTTCCCTTGCTATGATCAAACATCGAACATACAAAAAACCAACCAGCCAACCTTAAAACCCTGAAAATTTCTGGAAATCTCTCAAACTCTTGGAGTGCTGAAACACTATGGCAGGACCATTCTTCAACGTGATCGGCGGCAAGTACGTCGATTATACCGTATCGCCCCGGTACCCGCTCGTCGATATCTTCGCGGGCACCGTATCAAATGCATCCGTCGGCATCCTTGCGGCACTGCGGACCGGCGGGGCCCTGGTGCCGGGCGACCTGAAACGCCTGAGTACCGAAAACGTCACCCGGTTGCGCTGCTGGATCAAGTGCAGCGCCGAAGTCACCGTATCGTACGTCAAGACCCGGGGGGCCGTCACCGACATCTACAAGCCGGCTGGTGCTGCGAAAGCAGGCGCACTCGCGGCGTATGTCTTCGAGGCCCCGGTTACCGCACTGGACGAATCCTTTGATGTCTTCATAGACGCCACCGGCACCGTCAGTCTGGTGATCGAAGAGGTATGAGGGCAATTTCGGTATACCTAAATTTCCCCGGTTACCGGCGGTAACTATCGTTTTTGCGGTATACTATCCCCGTTCCTTTATATCTCTTTTTTACCCCCATCATAGTAATGGCAGACACAACAGCCATTTTTGACAGCCCGATTGCGCATTTCCGCCTGATCGAGGGGGAAAAGCCCGACCCGGCCGGTATGCTGATCGAAGTGCATATCATCGCACCGGTCTGGGGATCGTCAGGGTACTACTCCGAGGCGGTCCTGCGAGAAGCGTGCAAAAAACGCGTCTATCCGGAAGGGATGCATATGCACCTGGACCACCCGACCCGGGAAGCCGCAAAGAACCAGCCGGCCCGGACGCTTGCCGGACAATCACCCCTTGCCGCGATCTTCACGGAAGATGGCCATTACGAAGTGTCCGGATGGGACAAATCCCCTGAGAACCCGACCGGCGCTGGTGTCTATACCAAGGCCCGCGTCCTTCCGAAGTACGTTGAGGATATCCGGGCGATGGCTGGACATATCGGGATCTCGCATTACGTGGATGGCATCGCTGAAGAGGGCACCGCCCCGGACGGTAAGAAAGGTCCGATTATCAAGGAATTGAGGGCATCATCCCTAAATACCGTTGATTTCGTAACCGTCCCGGGAGCTGAAGGGCACTATCGCACAATGTTCGGGGAGATGAAGGTCCGGCCCGATCCGAACCCGAACAGTGACAAACAGAGGAAAATCATGGGAGAAACCAATCAGGAATCACTCACGCTTTCCGAGGTACGCACAAAATACCCGGAAGTTGTTACCGAGCTGAAGGAACAGCTCAAGGTCGAATTAAAGACCGAAGAATCGACCAAGGACCAAAGCGCCAAGCTCACCGAGGCCGCGACCAAGATCAAGGCTCTTGAGGCGGATGTCGAGGACATGGCGAAGATGGCGGCGGATTGTAAGGCGGCCGGGTATATCAAGGAAGAAATGACAAAGGCCAAGTTCCCGCCCGCGATTGCCGAAGCGCTGTTCAAGGCTCTGATCAAACAGGTGCCGCTCGCAGAGGATCGCAAGATCGATTCGCCGAAGTTTGCCGCGATTGTTGCCGAAGCCGTCAAAGCCAAGCAGGACGAAGTCGCCCTGATCCTCAAGGAGCACGGCGGCGGCCTGCACGACAACGGCGGCGGAACGTGGCCATCTGGCGATGACGGTCACAAAGCCCTGGTCGAATCCTTCACCGCGAACTACCTTTCGCAGGGCAAGACCAAGGAAGAGGCGACCCGGCTCGCCGAAATTGCAGCCGGAGGCAGGTAATCATGTGTGAATATCCAATCACCGGCAAATCGGCCGGGGAAGAGGGGTCCAGCACCTACGAAGGCCGGCACCTCACTATCGTTGAGTCGGAACTCGTCCACCCGTACAGGGCCAGCGGGTTCGTGAACAAAGGCGATCCGGTCATCCACGGAGCTAACCTCGTCGGGGTCTCGTTCGGCACCGCCACGGCCGCAACTGACAAGATCTCAATCGACACCGAAGGGATCTGGTATCTCTACGTACTCGGCAGCGTCAGCGACGGCACAACTGACGGCATCGCAAAGGCCCTGACATACGGGGATCCGGTCTATATCAAACGCACGCCCGGTACGGATACCTACATCCTGTCAGGCCAGCAAGATCCCGCCGCATGGCAGCCTTTCGGCTTCGTACTCGGAGCAGTCACTGCGCACCTCACGACCCCGACCCTTGTTGCGGTCAAGGTTCACAACGACTTCGTGCCTGAAGGCGGGCGACTTCACTTCGGCAGCGGGTACGTGCAGGGTGCAACCACGGGCAACATGCTTCTGGAAGGCGACGCAGCACTCCGTAAGAACCGGCTCCTTGAGGCGTGCCTCGCACCTGCTACGATCCTACTCGCGGGCGAACAGATCCACGGGTTCAACATCCGCGTGGTCGACAACCTTGTTTCGACCGGCGGGGAAATTACCGGCGGGGAACTGAAGGCGGTCCGCGATGAAGGCACCGATACCACGGTATCGGCAGCAACGGCCCTGAAGCTCAATTGCGACAACAAGAATGGCGGGGTTGCTCCGTATGTCCGCACTCTCGATCTCAAGAGTGAGGGCGTGCCAGGCGCCACGCCAGCCATCCGCAGCGCGATCCACATCGGATCGTCAGGAACCGCCGGTACCCTTGAAGCAGTATTCGAACTGGATTCCGATTGTTTCGGCTGCAAGACCGTGACCACCAACCCGTCTGATACCGGTACCTGTATGCAGATCCCCGTCTCATTCGGAGGGACCATGTACTATATCCTCGGGTACAATGCTACGGGGAGCTGATGAAAATGGCAGATTTCCTTGAAGCAATCAACAACTGGAACGGATTTTCCAAGATCCGCAACGCACAGAAGGTTCCGGAAGCGGCGATGGCCGCGACCCTCGACCTGATCATGAACAAAGATCGGCTCTCGAAGCGGATGCACGAGGCCCGGCTGGAAGAAGCGATCACAACCGCCGACTTCCCTTACCTGTTCGGGCAGGTCATCGACCGGCAACTCCTGGCCAACTACAAGGCCGTGTATGCCGACTGGAAGACGTACGTCAAGATGAGCACCGTCCCGGACTTCAACACCGTCCGGCGCGAAAAGCTCACCGGTGGCGACAATACCCTGGCAGAAGTCCCGGAAAAGGGCGAGTACCAGCCGGTCAAACCAACCAACTGCCGGTATACCTACGCCGTGAAAAAGTATGGCAGGCAGTTCGATATCAGCTGGGAATCGCTGATCAACGATTCACTCGGCGCTTTCAACGACATCCCGACCAGGTTTGCAACGGCAGCACTCCGGAGTGAGGCCCGTTTCGTGACCGGTCTTTACGCTGCATCAACCGGTGACGGCAACGCAGCCCTATATGGATCGTCCCTGTCGGATTGCGGGCAATCGGTCACCAACCTTGGCGTCCTGCCGCTCACGATCCAGAACCTTGAAACCACCATGGAGCTCATGGCTGCACAGACCGACCCGAACGGCGAACCAATCGGCGTCATGGGGAAACACCTTGTTGTGCCCCCGTCCCTGGAATTCACGGCCCGGTCAATCATGACCAGTACCATGAAGATGTGGACCTATGGAGGCGATGACGAAGCCGCACCGGTTCCGCAGGCGATGTCGAACGTGGTCCCGCAGATGGGGCTTCAGCTCCACGTGGACCCGTTCCTGCCGATCATCGATACCACCCACGGAACAACCGCGTGGTACCTCTTCGCCGACCCGTCACAGGGCGCGGCGCTGGAGTTCTCCTACCTCCGGGGCTACGAGAGCCCAGAAGTTGTCATGAAGGCCAGCAACAAGGTCGCTGTTGGCGGCGGGACGCTTGCCAGCCCGTTCAGCGGTGACTTCGAGACGGACAATGTCATGTACCGCGTCCGGCACGTCTTCGGAGGTGCCCCCATGGACCCGCGCTATACGTACCTGCAGAGCGGTGCCTGATCCATCCCTTTTTTGTGGAGGGATTGATCATAACTTTCACCTACGACCCTACAACGACGCTTGGGAAAACCCGGCTGTACAGCCAGGATACAGTATCAGCAAACGCCATCTTCACCGATGAAGAAATCCAGGCGTTTCTCGACGCAAATGCACAGAACGCCCTGCTTGCCGCTGCCGATGCACTCGACATTATCGCCGCAAACCAGGCGTACGTCTTAAAGGTCATCAGCAACAATGGTCTGTCAACTAATGGCCCGTCAGTTGCAGCAGCACTGCGCGAGACCGCAAAGACCTGGCGCGAAAAGGCGACCAGCAACGTAGGAACATCCGACACCGGCATTGTAATCGTGCCGAACCCGGACGATCCGTACCTGTCGCTGAGGTCGACCCTGTGATGCAGCGGACCTCGTTCATCGACTCACGGATGACAACGGCATTAGGCGTCAACCACTTCCCGTCATCCTGCGATATCCAGGCAGCGACCGAAAGCATCACGGCCGGGGGCGAACCGACCCGCACCTGGGCGAACGTTGCCGGAATGACCGCGATCGCGTGCAGCGTATCCCTCTCATCCGGCCGGAAAGTCAACAGCGGAGAGATCGAGTACGGCATCACCACGCACCGGATCAGCCTTGCCGGCACCTACCCGCTGATCACGCGCCTGAACCGGGCCGTGGTTGCGGGCGTTACCTACGTGATTCAGTACGTCAGCCCGGCCGGGTTTGCGAACTCCGTCACGGTGCTGGATTGCACGGTGGTGGACTGATGGACGATGGGCAGCGGGATGAGCTCCTGATCCGGCTGGATGAGCGGATGGGGACTATCGTTGAACGGCTGGCAAAAGGCGACGATTGCATGAAAGACCACGGCGCCCGGATCGGAAAACTGGAATCGTTTCAGGCGACCCTTGTCGGGATCGCCGGGGTTGTTGCATTCGCTGCGTCGTTCATCTGGTCAAAATTCAGCGCATTGATCGGGGGGAACTCCTGATGGGTGCTTTTTCCTACGATTTTTCCGCTCTTAAAAATATGTCGAGAGACATCAAGAAGATCGGAGAGACCGTAAGGAAAAATGAAAGTATCGTCGTAAAGCTTGCAGCGAACGAGTACAGCAATGATGTCGCGGCACTTATGCCCTACAAAACCGGGAACTATCGCAGGTCCCGGCATGTCGAAATGTCAGAAGAGGGCGGTCACCCGATCGCGCTGGTAGGAAGTAATTTCATCGGCGCGAAACAGCGGGAATTCGGCGGGATCATACGGGCGAAAAAGGCCAAATATCTTACATTCAAGATTGACGGCCAATGGGTCCGCGTGAAGTCCGTCTACCAGCCACCCCGGTCTCATTGGCGTGCTGCATGGGACAAGTACATGCCAAAATACGAACAGATATTGATCGGGGTTTTCAACCGCGAAGAGTGGGGAGCCAGTGCTGCAACATCTGAAAGCGCCAGTCCCGATCTTTCAACGGAGATCCCATGAAAAACGTCACCGGGGCCATTGTTGCGTACCTGAAAGCCGATATGGCAATCACGGCCCTTGTCAGCACACGGGTGTACCGGGGAAAACTTCCACCGTCCGTTACCCTGCCAGCGATCTGCGTGACGAAACCAACCATTCCAGCTCGCCCCATCAAATCACATAATGGCCTAAAGACCACAACCACACGGGTACAATGCACATCCTACACTTCAACCGATGAGGCGGCTGATAACCTGTCAGAACTCATAGCGGATACCCTGCTGAAAGTCCGGGAACGGCATCTGACGCTTGGGGTCTACGTGATCCGGGTTGATGACGGCGGCGGCACGACCGATCGCCTGACAGAATTAGAGAACACCGACGATGAGATCTGGTTATACCATCATGATCTAATTGTCGAGCACAATGTTTGAAAAAAGGAGGAAACAAACCTATGACAAATCGGGTAATTTCTGGTCTCGGGGTGAATATCATTTCAGGGACCACGATCTACGGGGAAGTGCAGAACGCTTCCGACGTGGTAGAAACGCTTAACACCGTCGATACCACCACGCACAACAACGTATCGGCAGTAAAAACATTCCGGCCTGGATTCATCGATACCGGCGAACTGACGATCGACCTCGGATATTTCGGTGGGACCGAACAGGACGCCCTGCGTACTATGTTCTATGCGAAAACCGTATCCACATGGATGGTTGTCGCACCGACATCCGCCGATGGTGTGTCCCGTGCTTGGTCATTCCTTGGATTCATTTCCAGCATCGGAACTCCAAAATTCGACATGAATGGGTCTGCTACAATTTCATTCAAGATCAAGCAGACCGGCGCGATCACCCCGCTCAGTACTGCGGTGACCGGCGTTATCGATATCGATATCACCGACGAAGGGACAACGGCACTGACACTGTCGCCAACGTTCGCGGCAACAACGTACGGGTATCAGATCGTAACTGACCTTGCCGATACCGGTGTCAAAGTCACCCTGACCTATGCCGGAAGCGGGGAATCTGCGTACTGCAACAACGCATCCCTGGCAACGGCAACACCAAGCAGTGCGATCACCCTCGGCACCAGCGCGGGAAGCGTCATCATGATCCCGGTCGTGGTCTTCAAAACTGCATGCGTGCCGAAAGTCACATGGCTTGAAGTCACTCACGGCTATGTTTGAGGGGGAATCCTGATTGCGTGATGGTTCGTTTCCGATCCGGATTGGAGAAGAGGATTTCCTTCTCCTTTTCGAGGACGGTGATGTCGAAGAAATCGAAAAAACGATATCGATCTTTGAGGCATTCCACCCCCACAACCGGACGTACGAGAATGCGGCGATCATCCTCTGGCACGGCCTACGGAAAATCAATGATGACGGTAATCTTGTCTACGCGATCCAGCAGGGACCGACGGGTAAGATCATGGCCCGGCAGATGGTCAAACAGTTCTGCGGGCAGTTCCCGAACCCACTGGGGATGATCGTGCTATACGGTTCGTTCGACAATGCATTTATCGCAGGAAAATTCTACAAAAAACCCGAACCGGTTGATGAATTCGAGGCCGCAAAGAAGGCACCGGTAAGGGATGATGCCCCAAAAAACTCACAACGGCCTATCACCGGGCCAACCACGACATTGCATTCGGTCTTTGCGGGCTTACGCCGGAAGCTTTCCGGCATTATACCCCGGCAGAGTTCCTGAAGATCGCAGAGGCAAAAATCAAGGACCGGGAAGAAAACTGGAAATTCATGGACCTTTTGAACGGGGTCCATTGTGCCACGATTGCCAACGTCAACCGTGGGAAAAACACACCACCGTTCAGCGCGGATCAGTTCCGGATCTTCGCAGCCATCGACAGGAAAAAATCAAAACCTGAAGAGATCGCAGCAATGATGAATCGCAGGGTATCACGGCAGAATGAGGTGAAGGATCGGAATGGCTAACGACGGATTAATGCAGTACTTCGCAAAATTCGGACTTGATGCACGGGATTTTCTGAATGAAATTGCCAAGGCCGATAACAGCGTTCTGAAATTCTACCGCGACGTATCGGTGTCGATGTATGCCACTATGATGATCTTCGACCGAGTCATGCAATACGGTCAACAGTTCATCGCGCTTGCCGACCAGGCATCCGAATTTGTGAGCACAATCGATAAACTCTCAATCACGACCGGGATGAGCGTCGATGAATTGCAGCGGATGTCAAATGTTGCCCGGTACGCTGACAGCGACATCAGCAGCCTTGCAGTAATGATCAATCGCCTGCAACTCAACCTTAACGACCAGGGGGAATCCGGTGAGCGGGCACGCAAAATCCTTGACTCTATGGGCGTCAGCTACAAGAATGCAAACGGGACCATGCGGTCAGCGACTGAAATCTTCCCGGAAATGATCGGAGGGTTGAAGGGGCTGTCATCATCGGCCGACCGCGTGACCGCCGCCAATGCCCTTGTTGGCCGGGGATACCAGGAGCTTGCCGGGTATATCGATCTTGGGAAAGATGGGATCGTCAAGTATTATACGACGGCCAACACACTGACCGATGAGCAGACCCAGAAACTCCGCGATTACGAAACTGCAATGAAAGATCTGAATACGAGTACCGATCACCTGGCAAAAACTGCCGGGGGCGAGCTCGCGTCATCGTTCAGTTCCTTTGCTGGATTAATGGATCATCTTGCTGAAAATCAAGGTGTAATTGTATTTTTCACCGATCTGAATCTTCTTCTCGAAATGACAGCGGAAGGATTCGCTGTTATGGGTGGCGGGGCCGCCGCTGCGTATGGATTGCTGGATCAAACTGGCAGCGAATTCATGAAGTTCGATAAATTCGCGGCGAAACTCGCGCAGACCACTCACGATGTTGCTGTTATGCGGGATCGGTTTGCCAACCCTGAAAATTATCTTATTCCGGAAGAGGGGATAGCAACAGGAGGGTTGCCATCAGCGGCGACGGCTTCAACGACTGCGGTATCCGGATCAACAACATCAACAACCGATATTGTCAAAAATGCGATATCGTTGCTTAACGAGCAGAAATTAACGATCGATGACATCAAAAACGCATGGGATGCCGGCCGTATTTCTGTGCAACAGTACAACGAGATCCTGATCGGAGCCATGAAAACGACGGAAGCGACAGCCGACGCACAAAAAAATTTTGTTGATGCTGCCCAAAAACTCTCCGATATTAACCGGGATTACATGAAGGATGTTGCTTCGACAAGTTATCGGGATCCTGCAAAACTATCCAATCTCATCAGTTCGCACCAATCAGCAGTTGAAGATCAGGAAAGAGTCATCGGAAAAGCTGCAAAAGATGCAGGCGTATCGATGAGTTTTGACGGTGCAACCATTATTGTTCATGGTGATGGTTCCTTCGAGAAGAAGATCGCCGAAATTAACCGTGCCAACGGGGTGGGTAGGATATGACGGCCGGTACCTTTGACGGATCGACCGTCCCCAGCTTCCAAATTTCCCGGATCGATAGCCGGGGCGTATACCATTTTGAAGTCGTAATCGGTTGCCGGACCGAAACCTATGCCGATTACACCACACTATCGGCGAAGGCCGGTCAGACGATAAACGCCGGTGCCTGCGCGAATGCCACGAAGACTTATGAGGGGTACACTTCGGTGCAGTCCAAAGGGGGCACCTGCGGCACCCTGGTCCTGAACGGCGTCACGTACACGAACTGCTATATCCAGAGCCTGAGTGCCGCCGAGGTCTCGCAGTCAAACCTTGGCGTCTGGGAGTTCACGATCTCGTTCGTGAAGGATACGACATTATGACACCGGATCTTGTCATCAAATCGGTCGAATATGAGACGGTGATCCGGGGCAACCCGCCGTACTCCTGTGCCTGCCGGTGCCCGTCATACAACCGGGATCCCTGCGCGGCATGCATGATGCGGGAAGTACTGGCAATCGAAATATCAAGGGCTGATTTTCCATGAGTGAAAACGGGACTATCTTTAACAGCGGACTTGTTGGGGTGCCCACCCGGCTGGCAGCGCTTGCCTGGTATCTTGCGCTTGCTACGGGCACCACGGCTCTTGCGGCAACGGATACCACTGCGGAAGGGGAAATCACGACCGGGGGGCTTGCGCGGGGGGCTGCAACGGCATCCTACGAAGCATCCTACAAACTGCTGCTGACAAAATCATGGATTGCCACAGCAGACCAGACGGCAATCAACAAGATCTATGTCTTCGAGTCAGCGATCGCCACCGCCCCGGACTTCGGGAACAAGTATGCCGCAGCTCACACGGTCCTGAACGGCAACTCGATCGTCGGGACCATCAGGATCACATTCGGAGGGGGATAACCATGTCAAACACGTATTATCCCGGGATGGTCAACAGCCCGGCAACAACGATCACAGGGGATATCGCAATCGGAGTGACAACGATTCCAGTGGCGGAGCTCTCGTACTTCCCGGCCGCTCCGAATATCGCCGTGGTCGGAAGCGGAGCGACTGCGAATACATTCCTATATACCGGGAAAAGTGCATCCAGCGGGGCCGGCAATCTGACAGGAATTACGCTCCTGGAGGGGACGGCAGCAGCGTTCAGTAGCGGAGAGACCATCGCCCGTATCTTCTGCAAGCACGATCAGGACAGCCTCGCGCCCATCCAGCAGTACGATTATCACTTCATCGCTGCCGGTGCGATGCTGGCCCCCAAGACCAATTACCCGACATTCGCACAGGACGAGACCAGTACCAATAAGGTAAATTTTGCTTATGCGCAGTTCACGCAGGCCGGAGAAGGCACGCTGAATATGCAGGCCACGCTCCCCCTCCCATCAGATGTCTCACCTGCGGACGCCTCGCTCGGGCTCGTCTCGTTCCTGTTCGTCTGGAAACCCGTTGCGGGATCCAATAACGTCAAGTGGGCTGCATACGGTAAACTCTTCCCGGACGGTACCGCTCTTGATACCGCCCTTGCGCTCATCGGCAGCATCGAGGATACCGTGATCGCAATCGGGGATGTTCAGTACACGGATTGGACCACGGCCGCCCTCATCACCAGTGCCGGCACGGGCGGGCTCTTTGCGCCCGTCAGGTTCATGCGGATCGCGCCCTCAGGGACGGACTGTACCGAGGATGCGCAGCTACTCGGGGTCTGGGTCCGGTATATCAGGACCAAGGCAGGTGCGCCATGAGATACCTTCCTGCATTCATCCTGATCGCCTTGCTCCTTCTTGTCGGAGCAGCGCAGGCGCAGCCGGTAGCGAACTTCACCGGGAATGTCACCACGGGAACGCTTTATCTACCGGTCCTCTTCACGGACTCCTCCACCGGAATACCTACCGGTTGGGCATGGTTCTTCGGTGATGAAACCTATGCGGGGCCGTGGGTGCAGAAAAACTCCTCCTCGGGGTGGATAACAAGAAAGGATCCGTTGGTCATCACGTTGATTAACGGGTCTGCCCTTATCTCCGGGGGATACAATGATGATCTGAGTTCAAAATTAAATGATACGTGGGTCACCGTCAATAACGGAACGACGTGGAAAAGAGTTAATGCAAGTTCAGGTTGGTACACGCGATCTGATCATACGGGGGTCAGGCTGCCGAGCGGGGCCGTTGCTCTCATGGCGGGGAGTTCGTACGTCCCGGGCACGGGGAACGTGTACAAGAACGATAGTTGGTTGTCCCTCACGAACGGATCGCAATGGTCCCAGAAGACCGTAGCGGCCCCGTGGTTGGGGCGGGCAGGCGCCCGGACAGTGGTCCTCTCGAATGGCACGATCGTGATCATGGGGGGCACATACTACTCCACCGGGAGTGTGTTCCTGAATGATGTATGGGCCACCACGGACAACGGGGCGACCTGGACGCTGATGAACTCCTCTCCGGGATGGTCACCCCGGTCCGAGATGGGCGTCACGGTAATTTCTGGAGATCGGATCGTCGTTACGGGCGGGGAAGATGCAACAAACCACTTTAACGATACGTGGATCGGGACCAACTGCGGGGCGACATGGACAAGGATCACTCCCTCAGCAGAATGGCCGGCGCGGTCCCATCATGGACTTGTTACAATGCCAGACGACTCCCTTTATATGATCGGGGGAAATTTACAATCGGGGGATGTTGCGGGGGATTCTTGGCACTCCACCAATAACACCGTCAACTGGACTTTGACAAATTCAAGTTTAGGGAGCTTCGTGGCTCGTTACGGCATGGGGATAACTCCCCTCCCGAGCGGGGACATCCTCATGACGGGAGGAGTCACCTCCACGTATCCGGATCGCAATGAGACATGGATGCTCTCCCCGCAGGGCGCGATCACGCAGAACCCCGTCCACAACTACACCGCACCCGGGACATACTCCGTCGGAATGACAGCCAGTAATCTCACCACCGGCTACAACACCTCGCTGAAGTCCGGGTACATCACGATCTCCTCCGGCGTGACGGCCCTGTCGATGTTCACGCAGGACCGGACAGAGGTAAGAGTACCGAACCCCATCACGTACACGGATGCCAGCACGGGAGCGACCTCATGGGACTGGAACTTCGGAGACGGATCCGCCAATGTTACCACGCAGAACCCCGTCCACCAGTACATCTGGCGTGGCCTCTACAGGACCACCCTGATCATCAACGGGGGAGCGAGTTTCAACACCAGTACCGTGAGAGCATTCGGATATGATTTCTTCTAGGGAGGAAATGGTGTGAGGTACAATCGACAGGCACAATATAATAATAGGCCCTATAACTCCGTGACGCAGGTAACCAGCCTACCAACGGTCGGGATCTCCATCGTTGCAACGGCATCCGCAACGGCTGACGTGTACGTTCCGTCAACCCTGAAAACCGGGGCATCGGTCGTTCGTGACATCTCGCAGAAGATCACGACGGCAAAGGTCCGGTACAACAAGGCCCTGAATGGCGGGATCTACTCGGGGGAATTTTTCAAGAGTATCGTGATCACGATGCTCGATCATCTCAACGTCTCGCATACCATCTTCGTGGGCGAGTTTCACGGGGATAATGCCACGCTCCAACCCGGCGGAAATACTGAAGAGTTCACGGCAGAAGATAACAGTTCGTATCTTGCCAACAACCCCCTGGATGATGATCAGCTGTCATTTTTGAAGCCGTCGGCGCAGGACACATCCGTTTACCAGCGGCTCGATTACGACTACGTCGTGAATAATTTCACGGTCGGGAAACTGATTCAAGGTGCAACGTCCGGGGCCCTGGCAAAAGTGATTGCAACGCAGGGAACATGGCTCTATAGTTCGACCACGCCCCCGGAACAGTACCTAGTACCGATGTTGGCGATTGTTATCGGAAACATCGTTGGAACTTTCCTGGACAACGAGACGATCAACGAGATCGGAGGGCCAGGTGAGGCACTGGTCAACGGCACGGCAACGATCCCGTTGGATTTCGGACCGGGTACGATCTACCCGGAAACATGGATCTACAACCTTCTCGGAGGTGCGAACTGGCAGAAGGTCACCGGCATCTATCCGAAGCGGATTAACCCGACGCACCCCTCAGTTGTTACGTGGGATCAGGCACCCTGGGATAACTGGACATTCCAGAGCGGAGAGACAAAGCAGCAGGCGCTCGATGCCGTCAATGAGTATCACAACTTTGTTTTCGTCGTGAAATATGAATCTGTTGCCGGGTACGCGCAGCCGATTCCCTGCGCGTACTGGGTACACCAAGACGATATTGATAATCCGGACGATTATGCCCTCACCGAACACCGGGGTCTCAATCTTCCGGCAGCCGTCACGATCACGACCGGGAAGGCGTCCGGACTGATCCCTCCGGTCGCGCTCGATATCCAGGGCACATCGCGGAGAAATAAAATCCGTGTTATCGGA